ATCAATCAAGTTAGCTAATGTAAGAGAACCTTTAGAAAGACGTTCTATTAAATTATAAAAAACAGAATCTTTTGAAGATTTTTTACTATCTTCTATTCTTCTTCTTTCTGTTTCAGCTTTTTTATCTATTTCAGATTGAGTAGTAGATGTAGGTTGTTGTTCTGTTGCTTTTAGTTCTGCATCATATTTAGCATATATCTTATTTTCCGCTTCATTTTGCTCAGTAGTTCGTTCATCCCCACTAACCCAATTTTTAAATAATTCGCTTTTTCTTAAAGCATTTAACTCTTCCTGTCTTCTTTTTTCTATACTAGCTTTAGAAGATTCTACAGGTTCATCAACCGGTTCCGCTACCGTAGCAACATCAGAAGGGGTGGACTGATGAAGCTCGACTATTGTTGGGTCAGTTATTGATGGGGCTTCTCCCATCTCAGCGTTGACCTGTTGTTTGGCGTCATCAGCTTCTCTTTCCAATACAGCACTTTCCAATACAGCTATTCGCTGTTTGATTTTGTGTACCTGCAGTTGAAGGTCGCTTACCATTTGTTTCTGCGCAGCTTTACGGGCCAAGAAATCTGCAAGAGTTTCTACTTTTCTCTGACGATTCTTGTACCGGTTATCATGGATAGCTCCATCCAACCATCGCTGAACTCCAGCTAGTTCTTTTCGGATATCCTCAAGTTCTCGCTTGTTGTCTTCCAACTGTCGAGTTCGATATTTCTTTTGAAGTTGTTCTTGGACTTTTCTCTGTTCCTTGCTTTTCTGTAAGGCTTTTTCGCTGAGCTTTTGCTCTTCTTTAAATTGGTTTTGTAAGTGCGTGAAGTAGTTTGCAGCATTCTTCTGTAAGCGGGTTAAAGTTTTGGATTTGTTCAACTCATTTAGAAAGCCTGTATGAGTTTCGATGAAGGTATCAAGCTCAGCTTGACGTTCCATCAAACGAGATTTATGAGTAGCAACATTGGAGTTCTCCCGTAGTTCTTTGATGTAAGTGTCGTAGGACTTGTTCGGGTTTTTCTCTAGCCACTTTTGATACTGAGCAGTATTGAGTAATGCATTGTCAGCATCTTCGAACTGTTGTTTAAGACTTTCTTTTCTAGCCTTCAATACTTTTACTACGGAAGCTTCTGCATGTTTCAAATCTTTGGGAGTGGCAATCAAAGCACCGTACTCTCTGGCAACGTTCATGTTCTCTTCCGTGTGGTTTCCTTTCACGAACAAATCTTCCATCTTCTTATAATCTGCATCAAGTTTTGCTTCAGCCTTGATTAAGGTCTCGCGTCGAGCCCAGTAATGGTCCACAGATTTCTCTGCGTTCTGATGTTCGAATTCTCTGTCAGCAGCATCAAGTTTAGCTAATTCCTTGTCCAGATTTTCTTTCTCTTTCTTCATCAAAAGCAGATTCGCTTTCTTGATGAACAAAAAGTCTTGAATATGTTGTGCACCTTTGTAGTTATCTTCACTGTCTTTCTCTTTGTCTCCCTGGTACGTAGAAAAGGTTCCAAGCCCAAGCGTATCAATTTCGTTAGAGTCATACAAGTTTTGAAGTGCATCCAAGGTCTCTATACCTTGTTTAGCTTTATCAATATACAGATTATCTGTAGAGTCTTTAGCGAACCCTAACTTCATCGCAGTGGTATCTTGTGAAAGGGCTGCAATCTGCTCTTGCTTCTTGCTGATCTCTTCATCAATGGGAGAAGTATCCTGTCCGTTCTGGGCAACGTTGTATTTCTGTTGGTAAAGCTGTTGAAGCTCTTGCTGTAACTGAGGCTCTACTTGGTGCCACTCACTGTCATCATTTGCTACGGCAGCCATATCTCTGTACGTATTCTTCAAAGCTTCAGCATACCCAAGGACTACAGCATTTTTATTGGCAAGATTAAACAGTTTCAACTTTTCGGTTTCAGCTGTAACCATATCACCTTTAGCCGTAGCATCAGCGATTATCTTTTTACTGGCATCCATTGCTGTGAAATCTTCCTTCACTTTATCTTGCAACTTTCCAAACAATGCCGTGTCGTGATGACGTCGGGCAGCAAACGGAGACATTCTAACAGTTTCTGTACCTGCGTCCATTTCAGACTCAGCAAGAGTACCATCAGCTTTTAATAAGTTTCCTTTGTCGTCTTTTTTAAACCCGGTAACAACATCTTGGCCTGTAAGTGGTGTATTAGCTCTGTCAGTAACAAAATGTTGCCCTACACCTCCTATGGCCCCCAACACGAAGTTAAAAGCTCCTTCTTTATTCCAAGTTCGATCAAAGTAGTTTGCCAGTTGGCCAAACTGTTCCAAAGCTCCGTAGGTCTTTCCTTTTTTACCTTCTTCAATCCCGGTACGTTCCGCAAACTGATTGGTCATCTCCTCAACCCCTTCAGCAACTCCTTGTCTTCCATAACGGAGAAGTTCGCGTTCTACTCCTTGGCCAAGATATTTTTTAGCAGAAGCTTCTGCGATATGTGCTGCAGTTTCTTCCCCTGTTTTCTTTCCGGCAGCTTCAGAGACAAGCTTTCCAAAACCTTTTCGAACAGCATCATCAGTTTGTCCAAAGAAGGCTCCCACACCTCCCCACAAGTTGCTAAAAGTATTTATTACGGTATTAAGTTGAACTGTAGTGGCAGCAGACTCCCGGGCAATACGTTTTGCTTCTCTATCAGACTTTTCATAATCTCCGTTAGTTTCATTCATCAAGGCAATGAAACGATCTTTGTACACTTCATCATACACTCGTTTTCCGGACATTGCTCCTTCCATCCAAGCCAAGGTTCCGGCATGTAGTCCGTTACGGCCTAATTCGTATAAAGCTCTCCCACGAGTGGCAGAATTAAACAGTTTTGCAGCTCCTTCTTCAAGTAATCCTGCACGGCGAATCCCGTTCACCTCATTTGCTATTGAACCTACGGTTCTTCCCATAGCACCAAGTTTTCCAAGTCCTCCCATCACTTTCGCGATACCGGCTCCTTCAATCGCAAAAGAAGCAATAGATGATATCAAACCCTGACTTGTAGTAAGCCAAGATCCAAGGTCCCCGGCATCAAACAAAGCTGAGGGGTCTCGTTTGTATATTGGAAAATGTTCATCCATCCATTTGTTGGCAGAGAGAGAAGCCTCAGTAAGCCCATTTGAATAATCTGCTTCAGAATCCGCACCAAACAAAGAAGGAAGGAATCCAATACCTTCTGTAATCCCTGTTACAGTTTTACCAAGTAACTGTACCCCAAAGTTGGCCCACTTATCCCAAGCTGATTGGGCATTAGCTCTTTGCATTTCTAACGTGGGGGCAGATAGTGTACTGTGTACAGACTGATTGGTTACATCAGAGTATGGTGTTGTATCTTGGGTACGAACTCCTCCCGGGTAAAAAGCAGGGGTAGCCGCAGAAGGTATTACTTCCTTTTGTAGGAAAGGATTATATTCTGCAGCAGGAGTTGCTGGAACAGAAGCCTTCTTCTGCCCAGCAGGTACAAATGGATTGTCCTGTTTATCACCATCGTATGTATCCAATAAGGTTTCTAATGCCATCTTTACTTCGATTGATAGTTATAAGCGTCTAAGAGCTTGGTTGAAATTTCCTCAAGATCATAGTAATTATTTTTGGTTCTCGGATTAGGTATATAGTTCCCATTCGCATCCGTAATATAATACATGTTTCCTTCCTTATGCAGATTGACCCCGTTTATAGGTACGGAGGATTTATATCCTTGAGTAAGTTGTTGAAGCTGCGAGTAATACGGGGTTGTCATCAATTGTCCCATAGCTTTGTAACCAGGGTCAGATGAACTAGCCAAGTTTTTCACGATCTCACGAGAAGCATTTGAGTTTTGAGGTAATTCAAACAGTTGAGTTCCCACATCTTTACCTTTTTTGTCCTTGATGCCTGTTACACTTACAAAGTGCCCATTCATATCAAGTTGTTCTCGCTTAGCTTTTGATAAGTCCCAATCATCTGGAAGTACAGCAGGGAGTCCGTCTACTCCTCGATAATTCTGAGAGTTCACTGGGATACTTTCCATGTACTTATCAGATAATCTGATACCCATTTGTGATGTCATGATTTTGCTCTTATCAGCGGCTACAGCTTCTTCAGCTTTTTTCAAACCGTTACTACGTTGACCGTAAGACTGCATACCGATAGTACCAAGCCTTCCATAAGGGTTAGATAATGGAAGTTCGATTTCTTGCCCATCTTTAGTAGTGATTTTAGTTCCTTCAAGTCTTGAACGAGTTTGCGTACCATCTCCAGTTTTTACTTGATACATACTCACTTTTTCTCGAACTCTTCCGTCAATCATAGCATCAGCCAGGTCTTCTTTAGTCATTACAATTTTACGGCCATCAGGATAAGTGAATGTGATTCCAGCTTCCTTGATCCCTAAAGAATTCATATTCTCTTTGGCTTTCAACTTACTGGCATTGTATTCAACTTGATAAGACTTTCCAGAAGCGTTTAGATTATTTTCAATAGCCTCTCTTTTAGCTTTATACAGCATAGCCTGACGTTCATTTTGAATAGCTATTTGTAAATCAAGTTCGTGTTTTTTAGCTGCATTACGTTGGTACTCTGGATCATTGGCGAAGTTTTTATTTGTTCTTTCAATACCTTTCATTGTAGATGTCACAGAGTTTAACTGTGCCATAGTTGCTGTTGTCGCTGTGGAAGTATTGTTGATTCGAGAGTTCAAATCCTCATAATCATTTGCTACGGTATTTTGGAACTCTCCGGTGTATGTAGCCCCGCTACTTTTCCCTTCACTGCCTATGCCATTGGCACTTTTCCAAAGCTCAAAGTTTCTTTTATCTTCTTCCCCATTGGCTTGACGACGGTCGTACTCAGATGCATCTAGCATACGTTTTTCTTGGTCAGATTGTCCAACTTCTTGAACTTGTGTGTGTTCAGTGTAAGCTTTAGCTGCCCCAAGGTTCAAGAAGTTCTTGATGTTAAAATCTCTGTAAGACCTTGCGATATCCCCCGTGTAACTATCAACAAACGAAATACCTTTGGCTTTATTGGCCATAAGCTCCGCTACTTTATCTTCCGGAATCTTTCCTTGGTTAATTGCGTTTTGAATACCGTCTTCTGTGAGGTATTGCAATCTTCCTAACTCTTTTTGAGTGTCGGCAAAGGTCTTAACATCGATGTAATTTTTTAGCGGATTATCTCCGTTTAACAGATTGGCAATAGTTGCGTCGATCTGTGGAAGACTGATACCTGTGTTTGTTACTTCACTTTTACTATTCTGCAAATATGTCTTCAAATCCTGTACAGACTTAAACGTGTTGGGGGGGAGTTCTTTCAGTTGTTTGTACATGTACTCAATTGGATCCTCATACTTTGGTAGTTTGTACCCACTGGTGTATCCTCCGCTAATAGTACCATCTTGGTTGTATGTGATAGGAGAAACGGCCTTAGCGTTGTAAGCATGAATTGCATTTTTGGTTTCCTGACTCCATCCTTCCATTTTATTGTTAGCGGCTACATCCGCTTGATAAGCTGCCGCTGATTCTGCAATAGGTTTGATTCTACGGGTAAGTTCTTTTGTAGCATTACTTATGCCTTCATACCCAAGAGCTAAACTCTTTCCATCACTTCTTTTATCCAACAAATCATTGGCCTGAGTTACAAGCCCTGACAAAGTTGCTTCATCTACTTTGTTATGAGGTACACGGCTGATCATTTCTTGAAGACCATCAAGTTTCTGATTTGCTACTTCATCTAAAGTGGCAAAGTAGTTCAAAGCTTTTCCTCGTTCCTCAAGACTGTTACCAACGTACATAGACATTGGTTGAGACAGCTTAAATTGGTAGTTATCGTATAGTCCCATTACTTAAATACTTTTATGAATTTACCAGCAGAGTATGGAAGTTTTCCTCCAAATCTCTGAACGGTTGCGTTAGATTTGTTTGCTTTTTTTAAGTCCTCAAGGTATTTGGCATACATCATGTTTTGGTAGTTTGCCTTTTCTTTATCAAGATCGTACATCTGCTGGTCTCGTTGTTGCATCATGAACTTATCAGTAGCGTTAGAAACATTGGCCACGTTGTTTGCTGTAATAGCATTTTTTCGTTCAACCTGCTCTCGATTAAACATGTCCATCTTGGCATTGTTACCCATTTGAACTTGACGGTTTAATTCAGTTTCGGTGTTTGCGATGTTGGTGTTTTGGTTCCGCTCATCCTGATTCACTTTAGAAAGTTGATTGAAGCGCTGAGCCAAAGTGTATTGCTTACTTATTGCAGCCCCCTGTGCATCTAAAGACTGATCAAACGATAAATTGGCCCCACGTACTCCACGCTCAACTTCGTTACGATCATTTGCCATCGACACTCTTTGAAGTGTTACAGGAGAATCCATTCGAGGTGTCGGAACAGGAGCGGGTTTTTGGATGGCTGCAAACATGTTGGAAGCGTAAGGAGCCAATCCGTTTAAAGCTCCGGCTATCCAAGGTTGTTTTGGATTTTCCGTAGTATCATTAGATGGGCCTGGCGTGATTGGGGTTGTGGGAGCTTTTGGAATTTCAATTCCTCCTCCTACAAACGTAGTAGGTGACGCAAATGTTTTCGGCGTCTGGTTGTCTGCCATTGTGTAAACCGGAGCACTTGTCGAATTCTGGGACATAGGTGCATTCGTAAAGATATCCAGGTATTTGAAATCTGGCTGTTGGGTAATAGGAATTCCAACACCGTTAGGAGTAGCGAATGGAGAAGAGTTTTCAGGTGTGAGATTGTTTCCGTATATGGTGGCTTTTTGGGTAGCCTTCGAAGAAGTCGGCACATTATAAGCTTTTTTAATGTAATCGCTGTTACTTACTCCCGCACCATCTCTGATATCAAATGGGGATACCCCACTGGCAATGGCGTTATTAAATTTTTCGCCAAACCCTGTATGATGTCCAATCATTATAGCATCTTGTAAAGTGGCGTTGGGATTGTATCGCTGAAGAGTCGCAAGATTTGCTTTAGCTTCTTTGGTGATTGTAGGAAGGTATTCTTTCATCCACTTCTCTTGTGCTTCGGGATTATCAATAAAAGCTTGACGGGATTTTACACCTGTGCTTTTCATGATTCTATTCCCCCACTGGCTCCAGTCGAATTGGTACTTTCCAGACATAGAAGGATTAGCGGCTCCTTGAACCGGTGAGTAATCTCCATTGCTCTCTACTTGTGCTATGAGTTCGATTATGCTTTTCTTCTTTGCCATTATTGAATATTTAATTGACGTTTCAAAAACTCCTGAGAGAGTTTTAATCCTTGTTCTTTTTCATTTAACAGTTTCAAAGCGTTTACACGTTCTGCTGTTGCGGGTTTTTCTTCAATCTTTCCTTTTGCTTTGGCAATAGGTTTATGAAGTGCTGCAAATCCAAGATCTTTTGAGAAGACATAATCTCCTGCTATGGTTTCTCCTTTTTCTACTTCTGAGTTTAGAAGTTGAACACCTCCTTCCTCGTGAGTTTGGCCCCGCACTTCCGTAGTATTGTTAGACAGTTTGGTCAGTTTCCCGCCTGGGGTTTTATGATTCGACATAAAAGCTGCGGTTAGTTCCAATGATCCTCCTGTAGCATACATCTGGTTATTTCTGGTATTGTTGAAATAGTTTTGGTTCTGAACTGCATCATACATCTGTTGCTGATTTACCATGTCACGGTAAGCAGCATCATCTTTAGCATGACGTTCCTTTTCCAGCTTATCCATCTTGTTACCTTGATGTATACCTATTCCCCCACCAATAAAGGCACCTGCAATTCCTCCAATTGGGCCTAGAACTTGATTACCTATTTGCCATCCTGTCGCAATTCCTTTTGCGCCTTGAATAGTACGATAAGCTCCATCCGGTTGATACTTATAATCGGGTTTATATGCAGCTTTCTGCATAGCAAGACTTCCGTAAGTAATCCCAGCATCTACCGTTGCAGCTCCAACTTGTCCTGATACAGAAGTTTGATTCTGCATTTTTTTGAATCCTTTTATTCCGCCACCATTAGTTTCATAAGCAGAATAATCTGCTTGTCCAAATCCTTGAATAGTCGGGTCTTGCATTAATTCTGCATTTCGAGTAGAGTCCATAAAGTTCCCTTGAAACTTTGAATCATACATAGAAGGTACAGTTCCGGGTTGTGTCCAGTCATAGTCTTCCAACGGGCCCCCGTTGCCCAATCTCTTTTTAAGGTATGCTCTGTATAGTGGTCCCATTATCGTACTGTTTTTTGTCCTTGAACTGAAAGGTCGTGTAAAATTACTTGTTTTTGTGTGGAATTATCAAACTCAAACCGCACAACTACAAACTTGTCTTGCAATACCTCTGCATCATACCACTCTTTTGGGCCTACCATTGTAGGATCAACATTGTAGTTGTTAAACAAGTCCAAGATGAACTGACTCCCCCGCTGCTTAACAATGTTACGGAAGTCATTAAAACTCCATTCTCCGTTAATACTTCTCGAAGTTTTGTACTGCAGGTCAGTAAAGACAGAGCTCAGTGCAATTCTTCCTGTATGCTGTTGAGAGTTCCAAGCGGATATATGTGTGAGGGTATTCCATTCAGAACCTTTGTCGTGCGTATCAGTTTTATTCTCCAGTACAGAGCTAATCCAGTTGATAGTTTCAAGTAAAAATTCTGTATCATTCTTGAATACTATATCAATAAAGAAGGACTTTCGCTCAAGTGTAATGTCATCCGTAGAAACATGATACTTTCCATAAGTATTTACCTCGTTGTGACGGTAGAACTCTTGGCGCTTTAAGTTTAAAAGGTGGTCTCGAGTATGGAAGTAAAAGTTTGGGATGTAATCGTGAAAGAAAACCCAGTTCTGACCTTCTAAAGAATAGGACATGGTAAAGGACTTATCTTCCATTTGATTAGCCGGAACATCTTTAAACGCAATACACTTGTAGGACTCAGAATTTTTATCCCAAATCTTGTATATGTATATGCAACTATAATCCCATATTTGAGCGGCGGGATTATAATTTACAGCATTAAGTTGAGTGCATCCTGATGTCATCGTTTATTAAATTTAAGTGGCTTCATATACCCACAGTTTAAAGTTAGCTAGTGGACCAATTGTTCCAAGTAAAGGATCTACCACAGTTGTAGGTCCGCCTACCCATCCTAGTGAAATTAGTTTCCATCTCCACCAACCAAATGTAGGAACTCCTGCTCTGTTTTCCCCTGTGTACTGTGTGCTGTAGTCTTGCACCATTAATCTCATGTATTGGTAAGGCTGGAAAGCTGGGTTAGTGAAAAGATTAGACATGTAAGAACTGGTAGATAATGGAGGAGGTGCAACTCGATCTATTGCGCTGACTGCTAAACTTTCAATAGCGAAGTAAGTTGCCCATCCAGGGAATCCGGCATCTGTTGGGTGATACCATGTTACACCATTGTATATCATCAGTTCTACGTCCACACACGCTCCAAAAGCTACATTATCTAAAGTAATTCCGGGATTACTACCAAATTCAATAGGCGCTGTCCAAGTTCCGCTGTTTGTACGTATTCTAAAGCCCATACCGTGTAAAGAAGCAGGAGCATTAGCCATGTTACTTTGCCAAGCTCCCCAAGTATCAATTACTGTTGCTACGGTAGTTCCCGCAGGGGCACAAGGGTCAACAGGCTCTTCAGGAATAGCCGGTACCGAAAATAGAATTACAGCCGGAATACTGTGAATGTCGTCTCCACAGTCTACAACTACTTCAAACTTGTAAATGGTATCCTCAGAAAATGTGGCCGCAGCAAAAGTTGCGGTAGTTCCTGCAGTTGGAGTCTCATCTATTTCAGTCCAACTTCCATCTACTTCTTGAACAGAAAGGGTGTAAATGAAAGGGCCTGTACCTGCCCAAGTAAAAGTTACGTCTCCTGTATCTGGATCAATTTCCATTAATAACTCGATTGCAGGGTTACAAGGTTCAGGATCTGGAGGACAACTTGCTCCGGTCACTAGAGGATCATTCAATCCCATATACTGAAGATAGCGACCGTCCATGAACACAATATCATTGACATTCACTGTAAAGTTTGTTGTTCCTACACTGGCACAAAGAAGTTGACCGGTTCCCGATACTCCTTGTATTTGGCTCAAGCTGAGTTGTAGTATTTCCTGCCCAGGCTCGGTAATAGGTTTTACGTTGTTTACGGTTAGCAAGAAACGTTTATACTTCTGATCCCAACCAATAGTGATAGAGTTCCCGTTGAAGCAATTCTTTCCGTAGATATTTAGATACTCTTTCAGGAAACGGTAGATCTGCTGATTCAAAAGAGTCAGTTCTTTCCCCTTGTATAGGAATATCTCTCCTTGCTTGGCATCAGGGTAGATGTACCCAATAGGCGTTCTCACACAAGCAAGATCATGTTGGGTTCCACCGTATCCAAGCTTTGCGGACTGAACTTCTTGTGGTTCAAATTGAAACAAGTCTCCAGAGCCCAAAGTAACTCCTAACAAGCCACTTTCAAGTTTGGCTTTATCCTGAGTGATGAACAATGCATTCTCATGGTGAATAAGAAGACGGTCATCCATCCCTTCCAGGTGGACAATGAATCCCATGTTCTTTTGAGCCTCGTAGTAGTCAAGAGCTAAGAATGTCTTCCAGCTACGAGTGTTTTGGCGTGAAAGTTTTCCACCACGGTGAATTCTATACGGGAACTTGTAGAGGTATTCCCGATATGGAGTGAAGATGTCTGATATCCGGAAGTCATTCACTCCTTCAGCACCTCTACTATACCCAAACTGATTCGGATCGATAGTGTTCACAAAATCCGCTGGGTACACAGTACTGAAATTTCCGTTATACGGAGTTAGTACATTATGAGCAAACCACTTTGAATATACGTTGCCGAGTATTTCATACCGGGAAGCATGATTCCCAATAGTCTCACAAACATACCGGTGCACAATCCGTTTCTGCCGATTTTCCGGATAAGCTACTTCTGACCCTGAATACTCTGGAACATCCCAATCTTCATCTTTAATTCCGTAAGTATGAAAAGTGTATAGTGATATAAAAACGTCTCCTCCCCAGAAAGGAGAAAAGTCTGCTAAAAGTTTGGATTCCCCGGCAGAGATAAGAGGCTGAGTGTAGAAAGATAAATATACATTCTCTTTAATATCACACAGATTTGCAAGATACGCTTCAACAAACGGCCACGTTGCCGGTACATTTGTCACCGGAGTAGAATTAGGAAACGAAGCCATAATCTGTGGCGTACCTAGTAATTTGGCACACAAGGCTGTAGCCATGTAAGTGCTTTTGTACACTCCATTTACCGTATGGTTCTTAACCCATTTTGGATCTTCCAAAGCATTCACGAAGTTCCCCAACACATTTGTAACTACGGTAGCGGAGGCATCGGTCATGTCTGCCAAGTGTACGCTAAAGCCTCGTCCTTCTGAAGGGCTACCACCACTCGGATAGGACCAAGCGTGGTATTCTGTTTGTATTTTAGATCGTAATCTGAATTGGTGGGATAGGTGGCTTGGTTTGATTCCCGGTCGGGTGTTCAGAATATCAAACCCATGAAAACGAGCATGGTCTACGTCAACAGAATAGGTTGCCCCATTTACATGCCAGTTGTGTCCATTGAAGAAGCTGTTTACAGGGTCTCCAGTGTGGGCTGATCCATAGAGAACAAGATCTTGCCCATATACAGTCATGTTCTGTGTAGTCCTCTTTGCATATAAGATTTCATATCCGTCAATTAGATTTGCGTATTGTACAGGGATTTGAATGTTCAATGCGCGAATACCAAGAAGATCAAGCTTTGTTTTACCATAGTCAGCATCTGCACTATACAAATGCTCTTTACACCATCGCAAACTTGGCATCTTATGGTGACGTACTGGTTGATTTCTAAGGTCTTCTCCACCTAGCATTGAACTATCAAAGTCATCTGTATCAGGATAAAGTTCTGTTTTATTTGCATAAGCTCCTGGAACTCCGTAGAATCCTGATGCACTGAAAGTTGTAATTGTGTCTTCCACCTCATAAACTAGACCAGACGCCAAAGCTCCTGTTGTACCTACGGTAGAAGTTGCACTATCTGCAGCAGTAAGTTGAACTCCGGGAATAGTGAATGCAATAGAATATGAACCGTTGAAAAACCGGTACCGGATATAGAAAGCGTAAACCTCTTCATGCATGAAGGATTTTTTCTTTCCAATAATGTGTTCATGCGGTGGGTTGGTTCCGGTGATCAGTTCACTAACCCATTCAAGTTTAATAAGATTAGCATATTTCTGCATGTCGGTGATATCCGGAAGCTTTTCCAAATTCCCTACATACAACGCATCATTAAGTTGGGCTACCGTTCCCACCTTTTCGTATCGTACTTGAGCTGTTAAAACTTCTTCTAAAGATACATCAGTGTAGTCTCCGTCACCTGTAAATACTGCGGTAATTGACCCGGGGACCACTGGAAGTTTATCAAGGAGTACTGCTTTTGTTACCCCTTTTACCTTTGAAATGATTGCTAATTCAAGATACTTGTAACTCGTATCTTGGTTAGTTATGATTAACTGAATCGCTTTATCGGAATATTCATTTCCGTTTTCATCCGTAACAACACCGGCAGTTTCGACTTGTGAAAATGAGGTAACCGTTCCATCAGTTTTGTAGTAACGAGAGGCCACATAATATGAACCTACGGCAAGATTACCCCCGAGCACAATATCCTTGCTGATAGTAGGAGCTACGAATTCAGAAAATAATCTCCAGCTCTTTTCAAATGTGGTGTCAGGTGTTGTAAGATTTAAGTATTTCGGGAAGGTTACTTTGTCCGTAAAAACACAAATAAGCTCTCCTTTGTTATTGCGTTGGACTTGTCCCGTAATATAGTTATCGATTTGGAATCCTAGTTTATAACTGAGGGCTGCATCAGTAAAATTGTAATCGTAAAAATTGATGTCTAAGTTATAGAGCATCACACATGAGTTCACGTTGTTTGTGTAAAACACGATTACCTTGTTGACGTCTGTTTCTAAGATACCGTTTATTTGATAGCCCTGTGGGATTATTTGAGAGATTCGTTTGAATCCTTCTTCGTTTACTACAGTTCCTTTCAGATCAAACTGTACTCCATTTTTACCAAATGGGTAGGTTCCTTCTGGTTGATCTTCAGGTCTGACATCTAAAAATATGCCTTTTAAAGGTTTCATACCGCGAAGATACTTTAAGATTCAGTCTCATTATCTTTCTTTAGCCCATTGATTGGATTAGAATTTTCAAGTCTTCCTTTCAGTACCTTCATTAAAGGCTTGATGAAGTATTGTGTCATCGGAGAATTAGGGTAGGCCAGTGAAAGATTTTCGCAAACTGAGAATAATTCTACGAAAGTCATAAACCCTATTAAAGCATTGATTAATACAGCTAAATCGTACTTACGTGTAGCATCCACAAACCCTATTAGATTTACAAATATTGTAACCAGAATCACAATGGCTATGTAGCTTCCGATTTTTATTAGAGTTCTACGAAAGCCTATACTGGAGCTACACATTTTTTTTGACCAGGCTTTTAAAAGTCCTGTGACCAAGTCTAGCGTCGTGGCTCCCACTAACCAGAATACAGCCATAGCAGATGGTAAGTGGTCTATAACGAGCCAACTAAACCCAACAGATAGTATGAGTAATAGTGGAGTTTTTAGAATGACACGAATAGAATTTAATTGATGTGAAAATTCGTAAAAGATATGTCTATGCATGATTAAACAAAAATATACTCTACTTATCGTTTTTTAAAATAATGTACTATGAAGTTATTGCAGAAAATTTCCTTCTGGAGATGCTACTGAAAAATAGTTCTCCCAGTAATTGGCCGGAGGAATAAATCGTACTTGCGTTTTGATTTGCTGTTCTTTCATATCTAAAGATGGGTATCTGATCTGACCTATTGCTCTTGCAGCGTGAAGCTCGAAATGCTGTAAAAGCTGTTCGTATTTGAAGGTTTTATCATCGTACCCTGCGCCTACCATCATTGCCCGAACATAATAGTACAAAGCTTGTTTGTAGTCTTCGTTATCAGGGATTAACGGAAGCCCGTTGTCATCTACAGGAATGGCATAGTAATAAAGTCTTACCGTACCATCACAAATGGAGGTATTAAGCCAATCCATTTCTGTTTGATACCAGTGAGAGCTGAGAGGCAAAGCAAGAGCGGCCTTCAGACCTTCTACGGAAGCTTTCCAAACTATATTGTTGTGTGTAACTGGATTTCCTTTAGTTTCTGGAGTTTCTTCTTCTGTGTACGTGTGGGACTGCGCTACAGTTTCGGACACAAAAACAGGAACAGTTGGTACCTCTTTATTTATTGCCGGTCCAGTCTTGTAATGTTTTACCGTAGATGAATAATTCAAGCGACAGCCTTCGTATTCCACAGCTAATAAAGACACAAGATCACAGGGAAGCTTTCCCTTGTGGAAGTTGATTTCTATATCTTTGAATGCAGGAGAGTACTGGTACTGAGTTTTCATCATCCCCATTGCTTCTGGGATCCATTCGTTCATGTCGATAATGAAGGATGCATCCGAAATTCTTGTATTACGGATGATCCGTGCGATAACTTCTTCTATTGAACAGGATTTATATATCATTTCCTAAGAGATTTTAATGGGTAAAATAAGTATTTGTATTTCAAGGTCGGAGTGCGTTTTAAAGCTGCACTAAATTGCTGATTGAATCCTGCTCCACTTCTGAGATTACGAGTGGGCTTAAACTCATACACGGTTTCGTTTGTAATGGAATTCGTTTTGTGCCAACCGATCCGGCACCAATCATCTGAGGTGAAATATATTAGCTTACGGGTTTCTTTCTGCTTCTCCTCATTCCATACCAATGGTTGCCGTAAAGTAGCTGCATGGTCAATGGATTTCTTTTTATGGTCACGTTGAACTCTACGTGCGCATATCTTACCTACTTTATTCCCAAGGTTTAAAACTTCTCCACGAATGATATGTTCTTTTGCCAGTTCAAAAAACATAGAAACTACTTCTACGTATTTTTCATAAGTGATGGCTTCTATTACAGAGGATTTCCCTTTGTTTTTGAACTTACGGTACATACTTCTGTATAAAACTTCTTTTCCATTATCGCCTACCCAATCTTCGTTGGAGGCCATAAGGCTTAAACAGTACGAATCCCATATATCTTTTAAGTGGTATGTATGCAACTTATTCATTAGTTGTCAGTTTTTGGGTTTACAGGAACTTGAATATCCTCTTCCAGATTAACAGTGTTCTTATCTTTAAAATCTACTTGCTCAATCATTTGAATAACCTGTTGGATGATCTCTCTTGTAGCAGGGTATTCTTGATTCCAAAAATCACAATTGGCATCTGTTGGAGTACTAGCTGGTTTACAAAGAAAATCAGATACAGCTAACGGATCGTCCCAAATGGCATCAACTCTAATCATAGGAAGTTCAGGATTTCCTAGCACAACAATCTTATCGTTAATCTGGTTGTACATGATACGCTTTCCCGTGTATTTTCCTTTTCGTAAATATTGGGCCACTCCAGGGTTAACTTCATAAAAAGCGTTACTTCCATTAATTGCTCCTACAAAATCAAATAGAACTCCATTAGCTCTGAGTGGAGCCGGTAAAGATTCTGATACTGCTACATCACATAAAGTTACCGGAAGATCACATTCATATTCTTTTTCTTTATGCATTCTAACATAAATGGTTTGAGTAAAGAACTTTCTATCTTTCGGGTTTCTTTCAAGTGAGTTGCGGATCACGCGACTTCTCCACGCATTAACTCTTTCCATCAAGGCTAGTTTAAATGGCATGTCCAAAACCTTGTTATATTTTAAGGCAATTGCTGTGGTAATTTCATTTGGAGTCATGGTACAAAGTTATTTATTAAAAATAAAAACCCTCAACATTTCTGTCAAGGGTTTTACTAAAGCTGAAAATTTCTTAGAAATTGAACAGTGCTGCAATGTTTGCTGCGGTAGACCCACCCGTAGGAACTGCAATGATGACTGTTTTCTTATTGTAATGAGACTCAACTGGTGTTGGGCTGTCTTCTCTTTGGCCAATAGTCAATACTACAGTATCAAAGTTCACAGAGGTTCCAATTGCGTCTTTAGGAAGACCGAAGTCTTGTGCGTTCACCATTGGGGTATCAGGGTAGTAATGACCTACACCACGTCTTACATTATCTTCAAACTGCAGTTCACGTATTTGTGCTAAAGTTCCTTGGCCCGAGTACTGAGCTTGACGTACTGTATACGTATATACTGTGTCAGGATCAGCTGGAACTGCTTTTGTAGGATAGTTAGTGATTACTATACGGAAGTGACGATCCGCATCATTAGACCACACAATCAACCCGGTCAAACCGGTCAAGGCTGGAAGAGAAGCTGTAGGAGCTACTGAATAAGCCCCAGCGGCTGTGATTACCGGAGTTTGGGCAACACCATTTACGATTGGCAAATAAGCTGCGGCACCAGAACCTGTACCACCAGTAAAAGTGATAGGAATACGACCATTGTAAATGGTATAAATGTTTGACCCTGGGGTTGTCAAAGCCACAGCTGTAACACCACCTGAGATAGTTACAGCACCTACTACAGGGCTCACCATAGCACTCAAGTTGTAGACGGCATTGAAGAACTCCTCTTCTTGTTTCTTGTTGATCTTATCTACAAACTTTTGAATAGTTGCAGTATGACCAGAAGTCATCAAATCATCAAAATCCCATGTAGGCATTGGCACATTCATTGGAGTTGTCTCGATAATTTTGATACCAATACGGTGACCAATGTTTGGAGTACCTGCCGTTAAAGCCATAGTCGAACACTGCATTGTAGGAGCTTTATACGTAAACGCTTCAGCTTTTACTGTATTAGCGCGGAAGGATGTCGTATGCCGTACTTGGAAAACACCATTTGTATCGGATTCAACTGTGTATCCGATTTGAACATTCTTTGTTTGATCAGCTGCTGGAATTACAGACCCCGCAACTGCTAAGGATACTGGTTGAGACGCAATGGCGTCCTCTTTGAATATACCCATACGGTATAAAGGTCCGGCTGCTGAGAAAGCATTTAAAGTTGTACCTGCTGCCGTAATCAAAGAATCGGCGATGATCAACTCATAAGGTATGCCTTGAGTTACTTTGTGAAATTTGTTGTTAAGTGCCATTGTATTTTATTTAAAGTTTTTTAAAGAGTTACTCTGTTTTCCAGATCGAGTGTTGATAGCGTGGTTCCGTCTTTGTCCTGCATTCGGTTCAGAAGATATTCTGTAGCCATGTCGCAGATTGTTTGATGAAATTCTTCAGCTATCTCACAATCACTCCCCAAAATTATGGAGATAGGTTTAGGTTTCCTAATATAACTGATGATCGCTTTTGTTACTGTGAAGTTTTTCCCGTTATATACCCACAATACGTTATTTTCAAGTTCTGATATTGGGGATTGCATATTACTTTGATAAAAAGCTGTTTGCTGCAATTCAGGAATATTGGCAGATTCTTCTAATCGATTAGCTCTGTAAAGACCTTCCGTAGTAATAGTAGTTGTGGCAACAGTTTTGCTGACTATTGAGATGTTTGTAACGGCTGAACCATTGTACAATACTGCGATACCGGTACCATCTGGGATGATGATGCAGTTCTGTTTGTAGATTGTGTCGTAGTGTTCCCAATATGCTTCTACTCCCAGGGCTCTTAGTTTATACAGGATAAAGCCTATAAAGAAGCTGATATCAGCCTTATTTGTTGTAGCTTGATACTTGTTATAATGCTCCAGATCTCCGGGAATGCTCACAGTCTTTCCATTTGCCGTAATAGAAAATGAGGTGAAGTAAGGTCCTAAACCTGTCGCTTCCGGCATGTTGATCACTTTCAAGTTTACTATTGACGATGCCGTCGTAGATGTTCCACAATCTGTAAGAAGACGAGACTGATCCGCCAACAGGTACATATAGTTTGAAGGCAGTATGTTTTTACTACGGCTGGGTATTGTAAGATCAGAGGAGATTTCCTTATTTGTAACTACTAGATTTCGAAGTGCGTCTACTCGTAGCTGATCTATTGTGAAAGCCCCTGTTGGTTTCCCTTGGGCATTGAGTTTCGGTTTTAAAGACAGTTGAATAAACCGATTGAACATCTTATTCAATACCCAGTCAATCTCTTGGGAAAGAAATTTCCGCGTAGTGTTCGCTGCAACTTTTTGAGTTGACTGGTTGATCTCGATATGCATTTCGCGGACTGTCATAAAAAAGAAATTTCCACAAAACTAACGCTTAAATTAGTAATGTGGAAATTCTTTAGAAGTGAAACTTTACTGGACTATTTCCCAATCAATTTCATGCTGATCGTAAGGTCCAAAATTGTACTCTTCTTTACTGCCATCCGGTAAAGTTTTTTCAAACATATCGGTTTCTTCTGGGACACAAGTGATGAATGTTCCCGATTCCCACGCTGAACGTGTGGCTTTTTCTCCTTGAGCTAAGGCTTCTTTAATTTCTTGTAATCGCATACTACTTATTTTTAAGCTGCAAACTTACAAAATTTTTAGAGTTTGGGTTTACCTGGTGAATATTGTTTTTCCTGATAACGAGCTTTCCAAGTGGTAACAAGGTCGGAATTCTCAGCATCTTCAAAGAAGAATCGTGTTTCTTCTTCATTGTTTCCAATGAGCTTATCATTTTCAGCATCTACATAACGCTCTCCAATTTTCTTAAACACCCCGGCATTTACTAGGGACTGTAACCAGTACAATGTTTCGATGTTTGAGTTGTTATAAGTAGCAACAAACTGATCAGGTTTGTTTTCAGATAAGCGACGAAGTTCGTCCTGAATAGAGCTTTTTTCGTTTGCTCCAGAGAAGGCCCGAGGATCAACTCCCATCAAGGTCAACATCATCTTCGGTTTGATTTCATCATCTTTGATTTCAAGATAGATTCCCATAGCGGCATCTTTCTCTTCGTTCTTTTTCACGTTTTGTTTTCTCAACTCTTCTTTGTCGAAAATATAATAACGCTTCATTGGATTTCCATCAGCTTCTTCCTTGTTTTTAGCAACTTCCGGATGTCCTGATATTTGTCGCCACCGTAAAAAATCCACTAAGTTTAATGGCACGTTTGAATTCTCCGGATTTTGTTTATCAACATGTACAGGTTTTAGATTGTTGACAGTCATTCCAATTTCCAAAGTTCTTCCTGTATTGTATGGGACATCTGTGGAAATGTTTTGGTAGAACTCCGCAACTTTTCGCATAAACTCAGGGTGGGTGTTATCCACTTCTGTAAGCTGAGGAAGAAGCATATTAATTTCTGCAAAAGTTAATCCGGATGCGATACGTGGGGAACTTGCACTTTCGAAATAGGAACCGATTGACTGTTTGGAATCCGCGAAATAGTCTTCTATTTCTTTTCCTTGACTTCTGGAGAGGAATGATCCTGCTCTATACACCGTAATTTTTTTACTGTTTTTGTGATCCATTATGTAGTTATTGAGCTACAAATCTACTATAAAGTTTTACATAAACAAAAATCCCCCAGAAAATCTGAGGGATTTGAGTCGTTATTTCTACGGCTGACTACTAAGGAAGACCAGCCACACACTGTAAGTCGAAGCAACGGTTCGCTCTGAGGATTTGAATACCTGCAGATTTGAAACGGTAGTAACTTGATTTATCCATATCGGTAGTTACAAGACGAGACTTGTCACCGTTACCAATCAAGAGTTGAAGAGATCGAGGCATTGGAGCCATACCAGGTTGAACACCTTCCATGTAAGCACGGCCGGTTTGAGCAACGTGTTGGATGTTTGGTTCACCATCAACATCACTGTCATCAATAAATACCATACGGTAAGCCTCTAACGGAAGGCCAGATTCAGGATGAAGAGGAGAAGCTTTTGCCACACGTCCTGTGTTGAAGATCGGATTCAACTTGAACTTGATAGTGTAACCATCGATGTGGTAGAAGGTATCGAAGAAACCGCCAAAAGCTAAGTTGTAACCTGTACCACTTATAAACTTATCGGATACGTTGCCCCAGTTGTTACCAAGTAACTGTCCACCAGCTTCACGGATGATACGGTCCATCTCTCGACGTGCGCCGGTACCTCCCATCAACGTGATGGTCATGTTACCAGTATCGCTTTGACCGAAAAGAGCATCACCTACTTTGTTTACCAAGGTTTGGTACGATAACTTAGAGTAAGTTGATTTGTTCGCAATTTGTTCCAATACACCAGAAGTACGTGGAATAACTTTACCTGTAAGCATATCCTTCAAAGGAATTGTACCATCAGGTAAACGGTTATAACGAGAATACCAATAATAGTGTTCACAGTCTTTCAGCCATTCGTTTTCAAACTGCCACATGAACCAGTCCATCCACACATCTGTAGACTTACCGTCTTTACCGGTTACTGTGATTTTCATGATCTTGTTTGCAGAATTACCGGCCCAAGAGAAACCAGTACGCATGAAGCCCATCTGGTTTTTGAAGTTACCAGGAACAGCCATGTTTGATTCAGTGGTACGAGACTCTGATTCAGGAACGGCCGTATGTAATTTCACCCACTTTACACCTGCGTAAGTCTGAGCTACAGGACACCAGTCTGAAGGACCAGCAGGATCAAGTTGCAATTTGTAACGGTAACCACCGGCAGCAAATTCAGGATCTTCCAAAATGTAGGCTTGTGTACCGCCTTCAGATTGAATAACCGTGAAACGCTTTAAGTAGTTGTCAGGGAAGATCAAATAGAACGGGCTGTTTCCAATACCCGGCTTGTCATTCGTACTATAGAGTGTATCGAATGTTACAGCTCCTTTATCCAATTGACCGATTACCGGATAAGTAAACTGAACGTCGTCAATTTCCTTATGGGTGTTATTATTACCGAATCCTTCCCCACCAAGTGTCATCATAGACAGGGGATAGTTGTTTTCGTTTTTACCTAGAATGTAGGTAAGCTTACGTGTGAGCTCTGAAGGAGCTCCTTGTTTTTGATGGTAGAAGTTCTGTTCATCCATCAACGACTTGGTATCGATAATGGTAGCCTGAGCTAACTGGAACTTGGAACCGGGTAATACGAGGTTTGCCATGTGTTATAATATTTAGAATTTGATTTCGCTCAAAGGTACAAATTTCTGTGAGGCAGGAGTTCCATTCCCTGCTTTTTGCTGAGCGGCTTTATCTTTCTCTACGGCAATTCTTAATCTCTGTGTAGTTATAGCTTTAGCTTTTCGCTCAACCAAGGTTTTCAAGTCTCCTTTCACAAATGCATAATACATCTGTTCGACAAGTTTAGGCAAATCTTGATTGATCTCTTGCGTGAAATAAAACTTACCATTGTCCCAACGAGTACGGTCTTGTAAGAATTTCATAAATTCTTGTTGCTTATTCTCGGGAACAATTAAAGACATTTCAGACTTGATGGCTTTGTCGTAAGAAGACAACAAGTTTGATACAGAAGCGTTGAAAGCTTCTTGTTGCTGCTTATTGAATTTGTCCAACTCTTCCACTTGTTTCAGTTGGTCCGTAGCAATGGCATCATACAATCCTAATGCTTTTGTAGTCAAGGTATTGTCCTTGATATACTTGTCAACACTGGCTTGAGCGATATCCGGATCAACTCCTTTAGAGATAAGAGAATTCAAAACCATGCGAGACTGAGCTTCCGTATCACTTTCGAAATCAGTGCGACCAGGGAGCGTTGGAGTTGCTTTACTGAAAAAAGTTTCATCATCGCCTCCACTTTGTAGGTGTAAGAAATAAGCGTATCCTTTAGGAAAAGAAGATTTCAAATGTTTTTCAAATTCTTCTGCTCCACGTTGTTTTACTACACGATCACGGAGAGCTATTCCTTCAGGAGAAATAGGGTCAGCATCACCATATTCTACTTCATAGTTTTCACCAGAAATAGATTCAACTGCGGCATAGAATGCAGCAGCTTCTTCAATGGGGGTGGGAACAGGGTCGCTAGAACCACCAATCTTTTGAATGGTGCCATCTTCTAATTGCTCATAACCTTCTAAAAGGTTTCCTTCGGCATCCAGCCCTTCAACCTCTGTAGCGTTTCCTTCAGTAGAGTCAGTTGGGTCAGTGGATGTAATTTTTTCTGGTTTTCCTAAAGCGTCAAACTGGTAACCTTCCATTAAGGTACCATCAGCATTAACGCCTTCTACGGTTGGATTCGTTGGATCCGTTTGAGTGCCTCCACCGCTGTCTGCGTTGGGGTCTCGAAATAAACGTACTATCATATTATATGAGGTTTAAAATTATTTCTTTTTAGCGGGTGGTTTCGGCTTAGGTTTCATTTTTGCTATCTTGACCTTGGCTGCGATTTCTTCTCGTTTAACTTCTCTATCAGCGTTTCGTTGCTTCGCATCATGTCCAAGTTTCTCACGTTCAAGTCTCAAGTCTTCTATTTCTTTAGCATCCAGAATACCATTGTCATTGCTGTCACCATCTTGGAATGTAAAGGTATTATATTCTCCTTGAATAATTGCTTTCTCCTTCTCAATTTCTCCTTTTGCAGCAATCTCTTCTAATCGATATTGGTGAAGTACAGCTTCTAAATGGAAGCGACGCTCATCTTGTTGCTGAATTACTTCAGCTTCGGATTCTTGTTGTTGCTTAGCAATTTCCTGTTCAATTTCCTCAATACGGAGAAGCTTAGATTTCAACTCAGCAATATTATCAGAGGTCAGTACTTCGAAGATGGTAGATACCTTCACGTTGTTTTGCAACATGTTCTGTACATTGGCTTCCAGCTTATTCTTAATGGCAATAGCTTCAGCGGAGGACTGAACCATTATACCGAGTTCTGAAGTGCAGTATTGCTCCGGATCAATCTCAAGAATCTCGTTACCAAACTCTGTAGAGTTCCATAATTTACGTGAACCTTCAAGTTCCGTAAACTTGGAAAGGTCTAGCAGCCCCTGCAGTTCAGTTTCAACAAGTTCCTCGAACATGTTAAAGATGCCGTCCGTAATAATAGTAGATTGGAATGTGGCTCTTTCATTTACTCCTACAAGGTCTGATGCATAGGTTTGGCCTTTTCGTTGTCGGGTGATTCCTATGACGTCATCCCATTCTTGTTTGAAGTGGCCAAGGAGTTCGATTAATTGTTTTATCTGATCGAACAAGCTCATGTCCAGCACCTGGTATTGATTCCAACTCTTATCTACTCCTATTTGGTTTCTATCTACCATCATGTAACCTAAAGCTTCCGCGTAGTAAAAAGTCTTTTCTTCATCCCACCCATTTTCTCTTGGAATGGCGTTGGGATCCATCAAGAAGATTTTCCCTTTAGACTTGGCTATGGTCAACTCAAGTGTACGTGTTACGATTACATGCATGATTAGGTACGGAAGTCCGATCTCTGTAAGAGACACATTTTCTGAGTGCAAGTCGGAAAACTTACGGCCATTGTAGGGCTGTTTTGTCACAGAGAAATTGTTCATGGCATTACGCTGGAATAAGACCGGCCGTAAGTGTACGAATACATCATCTCCTATAAGGGTGCCTTCATAAAGTTCGTTTACCCATCGAGTTTCAATTAGGGTTTCCAACTCCTCATCAAGAACATAGTCCTCATCCACCACATCTTCTGAAATTTCTCCTGTGTTCGGGTCGATTCTCGAAATGAACTTAATCATTTTACGGCCTTTCCAAGTGACGTGGGTCACTGCAATTTTATCTATACTTCCTTCACTAGAAATGTATTGGAAGAAGTTCTGAGGGTTCGCGTAGTGATGCTTTTGCTCTAGGGAGATAATCTCATCTTTTTCTAGCACTTCGTAGTAGCGGTCCACAACATCCGCACAGGTCATTCTTTCCCGGTACACCACCCATTCTGCATTTTCTACAAAATCCTCATCAGGAGATTTATCATAGTCAATATAAATCGGCGATATCGGTTTAAAGCGTACCGTACCAAACTCTACGGTTTTGTAAGAGTAAGCTTCCCCGGCAATTACCCAATGCTTGAACATCTTCTGAAACTTCTGCCGTATGTTATGCTCAGCAATACAACGTTTCAACCATTTTTGTCCTTGCACCGCTATTGCATCTTTGTAGGAAAGATGAAACTTCTCACGAATATCTTCAGGTAACGGAAGGTTCGCCATCTGTTCCTGAATTTGTTGAATTGCTTCTTCTGAAGCTGGCTGTCCATCCGGGGTGATAAGCCCTTGTGCCATCAAATCGTGCTGTACCTGCAGTTGGAACATCTGTTCAATGTTCTTACGGACAGTTTTCTTCAGCTCTTCCTGATAGTTCGAGTAAGAAGTATCCGACAAGTTATTTACTTGGAAGATGAACGGTCGACGTGGATACTCGTTAATGAGAAGATCCAAATCCGTCCGAAGGATGTTTACCGGACGAACTTTAGCAGGAAATTTTTTATGGTTCGGATTTTTAGCTTGTAAAGGATCGGTAACGTGTGAAAACCAGTTCATAGGAAACTTACTGTTATACACGTCATACAACTGTTGTAAGTCTCGTTGCCCTCCTGTTATTTGGAACCGACTGCCTGACAGGTAGAAACGGACATTGTCTTTAAACCACTGTTTATTATCCTTGATTTTTTCAGCCCAAGGTAAGGTCTGTAAAGGTTTAGTTCCTGCTGGCATACTACTAAATTTTCCACAAATATAGACAATTAGTAGAAAGATGTTTGTTCCGCATAATTGCTTTCTGTAAATAGTTCTCTATCGAAAAAAGAGTTGTCTTGTTTTCGTACTTTAATCTTCTTTGCTATATTCTCTTTCAGCATGAACATGGCTATAATCATTGAGGACATCCTATCCGAGTTCCGAATACCACCCTTCCGTAGTTCCCTCAATAGGCCCAAATCGTAAATGCGGTCCAGTCTCAGTACTGGTCTGCCATTCTCGTCGATGCCGATTTGTTCTTTGTGCCATTCAACAAGGTAGGTCATGCCCAGACGTTTCCGTTCTGTAGGCATGTTCATCAAGTATGATCTGTTTTTCATGTTGGAAGCCATCTCCTTGTTGTGTAGCATCTCTGGTTCGAATTCCACACGGTGAAGAAGACGTCGTGGTTTCGCGTAGTCCACAACACCTTGGCCTCCTCCGCCAATCTCCCCTTGTACCGTACAGTTGTAGTAGTCAGCCAGCATGAAGAGAATCTCATGACAAGTTTTTAAGCTTTTTGGTCTGCCGGTGTACCAAGCAACCGGAAGTCCTGAGTATGTGAGATCGTTAGGATTGTCTTGTTTAATCACCCGGATATCAAATAAAGAGGTAAGATCATCAGCATCATCCTTGTAGTACGAGTCAAACACAATCTGGTACATCCCAGCAGGAACAAGCCCCAGACGGTCTCTCCAAGGTCTCTCCAAAACTCCCACAGCTCCAGTCAAATCATCTTTCTGTCCGTGAGGATACTGAAGTATCGGATTAGCATCGGATGTTGGTACAAATTCTACTCCTCCAATGGAGTTCGGAGTTGTACACCTTTCCAACTTTCCGTACCTCACTAATGAACCTACGGCAGACTGACTGAGGGTACGTCTGATTTGCTTATCTATTTTATCCACTTCGAAGTCATTACCATCCAGACGTTGGAACAGTTCTGACGGTGTTCTCGGGTATTCCGCTTTTCTACGGTCGAGTGCTTTTGGATTCTTGTCCAACTTAGCCATATCACGCTTCGCCTGATCAAGTTCAATGGCTTTCGCATAGTCGATGTTCCCATTGGTATCTATACACTCGAAGTTCGTTTTGAAGCAAGGAACAAAGAATCCTACTTTCTCGTTAAGCCCACCTTCTTCAAGTACGTTGGGAAATCCAAGGAAGTCATGTGCATCCGGATTAGTAAACAAGGTTTCAAGCCCCTCGATAGATGGTCCTTCTTCACCACCCGTACCAAACACAGATATCTGTCCTCGATAAGCAGTACCCGCAGAGATGTTACCTTTGGCAATCTCTAAGGTAGCCATTAAGTTTTTGAACGACCCGGCTTCTTCGAAGGTGATCTTCATTCCTCGTTTACCCCGGATCTTGTTCGGGTCAGAGTTTATTGTAACACCGTGTATTTCTGCCATACTTCCTCGTTCCTCTCCAAACTCATCAATGAAAGAAGCACGGAAAATCATATCCGTAATAGAATTGTGTTTGTGCCGGTGCTGTCTCCAGTAAGGGGAATTGTCGTTTATCCAGTCCATTCCGGTGACAACCTTGTTAAGGATACCATCAGCAATGAGGTAGTCTTCTTTTGCCGCAGCGTAAAAAGACTTGGACATTGGAACAAAGTTGTAATTGTATACACCATCCGCAGCTTCCATGTATGAGAATCCCGCTTCCCGGGTTTTGGCGCAGACGATGTGTTTACCACCAGGGGAGTTAATTCCCATGAAGGTTCCACCATTCCAAGCTATATGTTTGAAACGCCACCATTCGTATTGCATTTCAGAAAAGAATGGGAAGGCAAAGATTGTTTCAGCTGTACGCTTTGATATCTTACCAGTTACCTTGCTGCGCTGATCTTTAATGATGTCGGTAAGTAGCATGTCTTCTTTCACACGAATCATCGGCTGATAGTTCAAGTGAAAGTAGTGTCTACCTGTAATCCAAATATCTCCAACTCTGTACCCTTCTCTGCACCGCTTTTCTTCTTGTTTCCAGAATTCGTGGTATTCCAAAGAACCTCTTGGCGCCAATGTGTAGTGGCCCCCATTCTTGAAGTAGTTCAAGCCTGCTTCTCTGAAGTACTGTGTATTGACTAGGTTATGAAACATGCTTCTGGATAATTAAATCAACCTCTTCGTAAGTGTACGGTACAATATACAACTCACCGTAGCAACATATAGTTGAGTACCATTTATCTCCTATATCGTCATAGTACGGAGTGAAGCTGGAGATGTCATAGATGGTTACTTCCCGCAGATCCATTTCGAACAGTGGTTTTCTTGCGGGTTCTTTCCCAAGAATCTTCGCCAGATAAGCGTCTTCACTGTTTAACGGTTCCCAGAATACTTTAATCTTGAGGTTTACTTTCATCTTTAGGTTTTAAAAGGTCAGCAATATCTACATAGTTCGGTCCTGTAGGAACATCTCCTGTGGTTTCATCCCAGCTTGAATCCCCCACCGAGCCTTTCGTGTTGGCATATCTGATCTCTCTATCCGACATTACGGATTTCTTTCCACGGATACCAGCATTCTGCTCAAGTTCAGTTTCTACACGCTTCTCAAGCTTGTAGATTTCATCATACACCTTGTTCACTTTAGCCATCATATCCGCATACTGCGTAGGAGTGAACAACAACTTTCCTTGCTTGTCCCGGGCATCGAAGTCCACGTTCTCAAGGAAAGTATCCATACTCTCCATCGCTTTCTGTGCTGAGCGGTAAGTCTTCAGCGGCCGGCAACACTCATATTGAAGTGATTCGTAGTAGTCCAGTGCTTTCTTCACCACTGGTAACTTCACATCATCTTCCGTAATAGAACAGTAACGGAGAGCTTCTTTCTTCTTGTCCTCATCATTCCATGTTTTAAGTGGGGAAGAGAAGTCGAGAATGAAGTAGATGTATGCCA